CAATGCTTTACACTGGTCAGATTCCAAATATTGATACGTCTAATGTACGTCCTGCTGGCGCACCGTTGAAGGTCTTTGGTGGCCGCGCTTCTGGACCCGAGCCTTTGGTCGAAACCTTTACATCATTTATTAATACCTTTCAGCAGGCTTCTGGTAGAAAGTTAACTTCTCTTGAGTGTCACGATCTAATGTGCCATGTGGCATCCTGTGTTGTGGTCGGCGGTGTCCGAAGAGCAGCATTGATTTCTCTTTCCGATTTGACGGATGAACGAATGCGCCATGCCAAGACAGGTCAATGGTACACAACAGAACAGCATCGTTCGTTTTCAAATAATTCTGCTGTGTATAATGAAAAGCCTGATATTGGTATCTTCATGGCAGAGTGGTTGTCATTATACAATTCAAAGAGTGGTGAACGTGGGATTGTTAATCGGGTGGCTCTTCAGAAGAAAGCATCAGAGAATGAGCGAAGAGATCCTAACTACGAGTTTGGGGTAAACCCATGCAGTGAAATTATTCTTCGTCCGAACGGGTTCTGTAATCTCTCTGAGGTAGTGGTTCGCGAAAGTGATAATATGGGTGATCTTGAGCGTAAGGTTGAACTGGCAACGATCATTGGAACTCTACAGTCTACCCTTACGAAGTTTCGTTATCTTCGTAACGATTGGAAAAAGAATGCAGAAGAGGAGCGATTGCTTGGTGTCAGCCTGACGGGTATCATGGATAATAAGATTACCAATGGAAAGAAGGGCGGTCTAAAAGAGGCACTTCAGATTCTGAAGGATGTTGCGATTGATACCAATAAACATTGGTCGGCTATTTTAGGAATTCCGCAGTCAACAGCAATCACGACTGTTAAGCCTTCTGGTACGGTATCTGTTTTGGTGGATTCGGCGAGTGGTATTCATTCACGGTTCTCCCCCTATTATATTCGTACTGTAAGAGCCGACAAGAAAGATCCGGCAAGTCGCTTCATGATTGACCGTGGTGTTCCTGTAGAGGATGATGTTATTGCTCCTGAGCATAATCATGTATTCTCATTTCCAGTAGCGGCACCAAAGGATTCTGTTGTCACCACCGACCTTTCTGCTGTTGAGCAGCTTGAGCGATGGCTGACCTACAAGCAGAATTGGTGTGAACATAATCCGTCGTGTACTGTGACCGTCAAAGAACATGAATGGGTTGCGGTTGGTGCATGGGTATATGAACATTTTGATGATTTGACGGGTGTTTCTTTCCTACCACACACGGACCATATATATAAGCAAGCACCTTTTATGGAGATTGATAAGAAAAAATATGCAGAACTAAACAAGACCATGCCAAAGGAATTAGATTGGTCTGAGTTGGGTCAATATGAAACCACAGACCAGACGGTTGGATCGCAGACGATGGCATGTACAAGTGGAGAATGTGAGATAATCTAATGCCAACAGAAGAGGAATACGAGAGAGATGCAATAGAGATTATTCTAGAATGTGCCCAGTGTGATATTGAATATTCTGTATATACAGGAGTTGATGGGTATCTAGAACAAGCTCGGTATTGTCCTTTTTGCGGAACGTATAATCTAGACTACGACCGAGAAGAAGAATAATGCCTGTTTTAGCGGGAATTGACTATTCATTGACCTGTCCAGCGATATGCGTCTATGACACAGAAAAGGGCAATTTTTGCTATAATAATACGAAAGCGTATTTCCGTTCTAATTTGGCACGTTTTGAGGCGTTTAATGAGGGTAATACAGAGGGTTGTAATCATGGTCCGTGGAAAGATGAAATGGATCGTTATGATGACATTAGTGAATGGGCCTTGTGGATCATAAAGTCTCACAAAGTTGATCAGGTGTATCTGGAAGGATATTCCTTTGGATCTACTGGGCGGGTTTTCAATATAGCCGAGAACACTGCTATATTGAAATACAATTTATGGGAAGAGTTTATTCATGTTGATGTCATTCCGCCGACGACGGTGAAGAAGTTTGCAACTGGAAAAGGTAATGCATCTAAAGAAGATATGTTCAATAAATTTAATGAAGAGAATCCAAATATAGATTTAAGAGGAATGTTGACTCCGAGATCGACCGGCGTCATTAGTCCATTAAGCGATATAGTTGATTCATATTATATTTTAAAGTACGGTATATTCAACTAACAAAAAAATGCATTTTGGGCCTTGACAAATGGTTTCATTGTGTTATACTATTACAACATTGGAGGGGACTTTATGAGCGGTGTGAAAACAAGACGACAAGGTGCATCAAATCACCGATACTGGTATGAGAAGGGCACGGATACGAGATTGGTGAGAGTCCTTCGTATTGCTGGTGGAAAGAAGTCTTGGTTTTGGGCAGTTCGTAATGGTGATGAGTATCGTGAGGTTCCTTCTGATAAGTGTGAATTAAAGTAGATTTTTAACAGGTGCATAGATTGGGTCGGCGTTTCTATGTTACCTTTTTTTGAAGCCGACAATATGAGGAAATAAAAATATGGCATTTTCAGCTAACTCTAAGACACGAAAGATTGTTGACTATCTCAGCGAGGGTCGTACCCTTACTGCGGCACAGGCTCGGGCTCGCTTTGGCGTGCAGAACTTCAGTGCTACGATGTCAACCATCCGTAAGACCGTTGAGGCTTATGGTAACTGGGAAGTTACCACGGACGTTGCCGGTAACGGTGCTACTAAGTACGGTATCATCCGGCTTTCGTAGTCTTACATAGATTCAGCCCTAATGGGTTGAATTAAATTGGGGGGAGAGACGATCAATGTAGTCCAGAGAGGCTCAATCGTCTCTCCCCCTTTTTTTATTTTTGGCGCATTTTTTCTGCCTATATAATACCATACATGATGAACTGATGAGGAGGATAATATCATGGCACAAGACGGTTTTGAATTTCAGATTAATCAAGATTCTTCCACCGCAATGGGCGGAACTGAACTAATTTATAATCGCGTAATGGATAATCTTTCAGATGAATTGAAGGAAAAGTTTGTCATTATTCCACAGCGCGTTCGCGAGGTGCATGTCAACGACAAGAGAAAGAAGATTCTCTGGCTGCATGATCTTGCAGAAGACCCGGAATCTACCCACCTAAGAGATGAGGCAAACCGGGATCTCTTTACTCAATTTGTATTTCCTAGCAATTGGGCTATGTGGGATTTTCATCAGAAGTTGGGAGTCCCTTATGAAAAGTCTGTAGTGATCAATAATTTCATTGACCCTATTGAGCAACATGAAAAGCCCAAAGATGGAAAGAAGAAGATCATTTACTTTTCTACGCCACATCGAGGCTTGAATATTCTAGAGTCTGTTGTCCGCGTGATGGAGCAGCATAGAGATGATTTTGAAGTAGATGTATATTCTAGCTTCAAGTTGTATGGTCGTGACGAGCAAGATGAGATGCCGGAATTCAAAGAAATGTATGATCGCTTAAATGAGTTGAAGACCGTAAATTATCACGGCACGGTTTCAAATGAAGAAGTTCGTACAGCATTGCTATCTTCTCATATTCTTGCTTACCCAAGCAACTATCTTGAAACCTCATGTTTGGTTGCCATTGAAGCAATGGCAGCAGGGTGTCTTGCTGTAGTTCCAAATTATGGCGCTCTCCCCGAAACATGTAAAGATTTTGCTAGAATGTATCAGTGGCATCCGGTAGAGCAAAGACATGCAGCTACACACTACCATTGTCTATGGCACGCATTGGATCATGTTTTTGATGATAGCACCCAGCATCTTTTAGACTTACAGACAGTATATTATAATCATTTTTATAGCACAGGATATAACATGGCTAAGTGGAGTTCTGTGTTGACAAAACTTGCAGCAGACGAGGAAGCAAATTCATGAAAGCATTAGTAACAGGCGGTTGTGGTTTTATTGGTAGCCACATCGTAGATTTATTAGTATCAAAGGGTGTTCAGGTTCGGGTGATTGATAATCTTTCTTCTGAATTTCATGATCAGTTTTATTTTAATGATGCTGCCGAGTATCATCATGAGGATATTTGTGATTACGATCAAGTTGAGAAGGTGATGGGTGGAATTGATTATGTATTTCATTTAGCAGCCCATTCTAGAATTCAGCCGTCTATTGAAAACCCACTTTCTGCGGTAAGTGTCAATACAATGGGCACCATGAATATTCTTGAGGCAGCGCGTCAGGCAGGAGTCAAAAGGGTTATGTTCTCTTCTACTTCTTCTGCCTATGGTCTTACAAACCAACCTCCTCTGGTTGAGACTATGCGAACCAATTGCCTAAACCCGTATTCAGTTTCAAAGGTTGCAGGCGAAGAGCTATGTCGCATTTACTCTGAAATTTATGGTCTTGAAACAATTATCTTTAGGTATTTTAATGTCTATGGTAATCGTGAACCTCTCCGTGGAGTTTATGCTCCTGTCGTGGGAAGGTTCTTAAATTTATTCAAGAATAATGAGCCACTAACTATTGTTGGTGACGGTCTTCAGAGAAGAGACTTTACTCACGTTTCTGATGTTGCCCACGCTAATTGGTTGGCATCACAAACTGAATCTGAGGAAGCATTTGGAGACTTTTTTAATGTGGGTGCAGGAGAAAATTATTCTGTGATGGAACTGGCAGAAATGATTGGCGGCGAGCGTGTACACATACCCGAGCGCATAGGGGAAGCCCGAGAAACTCTTGCTGATATTTCTAAGATCAAGAGTGTTTTGGGGTGGGAACCTAAAATGAATTTTAATGAATACATTGAAAGGGAAATGAATAATGATTGATAAACTTGCAGTGTATGTTTTGACATACCACAAGCATAAGGCAAAGCATTTAGAGCGTTGCTTTTGGTCCATTGACAATCAGCCCACAGAACTGGAATATGATGTTATTGTCAATTACAATTCTACAGAGCCAGATTACTTTGATACCTTAAAGAAGTTTGTTCCCGAAGAGTATACACTCATCAAAACCAAGAGTGATGGGTTTACTGGAAAGGGGACCAACTAT